TAATTCTGCCCCTTTGGTGTGCGTTGTAAGCTATACGTTCTCTATTAAGTCGCCATTATCATTATGCCAACCTGTTCCATCTGCGCTAGTTCTGTACTCGTAATTTTTACCAGCAACATTTTTTATATCGCCCATTTTAGGTTTAGTTTGAGTAGTTGTTGCGCCTGCCTCGCCACCACCTACATCATAAACAGGCTTACCAGTTGATTTATCAAATACTACAGTACGTTTAGGTAATGGCAACCCCTTTTCATCAACACCACCGCCTACCTCTAGCATTTGATAGTTGTCTTTAGGCTCTTTCCCTAGCATTGTTAGGATTGTTTCCTGCAACGCCTTACGCTTATCGCCTTTAGGGTCTGCTTTATCATCAAGCGTGCCTAGTTTTGTCATAGCGTCATTCAAGCGTTTAGATTGAGCCAACTCTAACTGACCTTTTTCCTGCGCTATAGAAGAGTTTTTGAGCGTATTTTCAAGCTCTACTAATCCAGCTTGTTTTGATGCGCTATCTAACAGTTCTTTTGAACGGTCTTTTGCTTGCTTATTATCAATTGCATACTGACCTGTTTGGCCTGCAACCCTTTGTAACTGCATTACTGCCGCAAATGGATTATTGGAGTAATTTTTAAGGTCAATCTTATTTTCTTGTTGCAATGGATTTACGATGCTATCTTGAGCCTCTTGTGCTTTAGCTATGGTATTTCGTATTTCAGCCAATGGGTCTATCTTAGGATTTGATTGCCCTGCTAAACCATCATTTTGTTGAACTGGCTTTTTACCCAATTCAGATAACATCTTAATGGCATCTTCTTCTGATATTTCACCTCTAGCGGCTTTAAGTTTAATTCCAAGCTCGTCTGGTGAGCCTGTTAAGTTTCCAGAATCAATCTCGTCATAAAACTTAGAATTGGCATCAACTTCACCAGTTAAGTCTTTTCCTGCATCGTTTTGTAAGTCTTTGCCTGATTCTTTCTGTGAAAGTAAGGCCGCATACTTGTCAAACTCTGGAGTTGTAACCTGCTTTTCTGGCATCTTGCTGTCAGTGAGCGTTTCTGCAAGCATTATTTGTACTGATTCTGGCAATAGGTTTGAGCCTATAAATTTACCAAGACCAAGAGCCGTAGCGCCACCTGCTATCATCGGGTTCTTTGTCATCAAGCCAGCGCTTACAGCCGCATCGGTTGCGTTATCTAAATTCACGCCATTGTTTACCATGTTGACACCACTGGTCGCAAGCCCAAGTCCACCGACCAATTTAGAAACCATACCGCCAGATGAAGGCATGAGTTTAGAGCCAGTTGTTTTTAGCTTTGCTAATACCGTTGGTTGCTTTGCCATATCAGTATGAGAATTTGCTTTGGCAAAGTTTTCTTGCTGTAAAGCTAGGTTAGCAGGGATGTTTGCCGCTTGTGCTTTGGCGAAGTTGTTGGCTTTTTCAAGCGCACCTATCTGGTTCATTTTAACAGGGATGGAATTCAAGGTCTGTCGCATCTTTGCGCTATTTTTATCAATGGTTTTAAATCTGTTAAAGTCGTCTATACTGAATGTTGCCATGATAATTCCTTAATTTGCCAATGTCTGAATAGCGCTTGTTGCGTTGTTTGCCGCAGTGATAATTGCTTTGTAGGTATCTAAAGCTTGAGCCGATGCGCTAATACCTTCGACTGTAATGTTATGTTCATTAGCAGAAACAGCCTCGCTTTCAGCTAATTGTATTTTTGCTATCTGCAAGAAAGCTTCGGTTTGTTTAGCCCATTTATTTAGGTAAAACTCTGCATCACGTATTGCATCTGCTTTTGATGCTTCCCATATCTTAACGTCAACACCAGCCTTCTCAAGCATTAAGCGCAATGAGTTTAATGTTCTATCTGCATAGTTTGAGTGGTAGTTAATTAAGTATTGTTCTGCATTGATTCCTGTTGTGAGCGCAAACTGACGCGCTTGAACGTACATATCAGCACGTTTAATACTAATATCACGGTTATGAGTAGAGATAGCGCCACGAGATTGCTGTTGTACTTTCTGTAACCCTGCCAACATTGCGCCAGATGGAATCGAGAACCCTCTTGCAGAAATAGAGCGCTGAAAGTCTTGAATTGCGTTATTTGCGTTTTGAGCCTCACGGTCTTTTGCACGTTCCCATAAAGCTTGTTCATCGCGTGGGTCTAATCCGTAACCGCCATTTGTAAGGTCAAATAAGATTATATCCCTAGCTTTTTTTAGCAACGGTGCGTCATACATCTGCTCATTCCAGACGAATTGAGTGGTAGATGGTCGCTGTGGGATTCCTAGTGTACTTACACTGATGTTGTCGTTACTAGCAATTTTTGTAAGGTCAATACCGCCTTTGTATAAAGTTGATTGCCAGCCAATAGCTTCGGAAAGTTCGTTTATGAACTGCCGTGAATCTTGCACTGCATTTTCAACTTGCTGTCCTGTAAATTTAATTGCATCATCAATCGTTGCCATTCTAAAATACCCCTCATTTTTTATGAGAGATTACTGGATTTGCGTGCGTTGTATTAAAGTTGCTGTCTGCACCATTCATACAAGCCTTTTAGCGTTATTTTTCCAGCATCAATATCCTTTTCGTACTGCCCGATAATGCTAACAGTTGAATCTTCTGGTTTGCTAGAGTTCTGTTTCTTGCGAGTTTCTAAAACGTCATCAAAAGATGTGCTGTTAGCAATAACAACAACATTTGAACCGCCTAGCAATGCAGTTCCAACGTAAGGATGCTCTGTGTAAGGCTCTATCTCATTTCCATAAGCGTCTAATGTTGGTGTATTAAATGATGTTCTAAACTCAAATCCACCATTTCCATCATACTTAAATTTATATCCTGCATAGATTCTTATGGCGACTATCCTAGCAACATCATAAGATTGTGGGAACATTCCGCAAGCACCATCTTGAGATATGTACTCAATTGGGAATACTGTTACTGTTTCGCCTTTAGACAACCCCTTTCCTATCCAAAACTTTGTAGATGTTGCTGATTTTTCGCTGGCCTCGATAACACCATCTTCGTCAGCATCAATGTCATACCGCAACGTGTCTTTAGGTATGATTCCATCATTATCAGAAAGTGGTGTTAAATCAATGTCAGTAAATGTAATGTCTGTTAAATCTGGTGCAGGCACTAACGCTATCTTTGATGTTGAGTAAGCTTGAGCCTGAGAATTTGTAACACCAGAAGCTAAAGTGTCATAAGTGCCATTGATAGAAACTACTGTATAAGGCTCACCGTTGCAATCACTAGGATTGATAGGTAAGTTTTCTGGATAAGTTATGTTGTAATTGCCATTAAGGTATCCAGTAATAGCTATTGGCTTTAACGCTATAAAGTTATTAAATGTGTATTTGTACTGATTAAATCCAGTAGTGTTTATGGTTTCAACTGCACACTCGCCAGATAACAACTCAACTTCAAATCCATCATCTTTTAGAGCAAACAGCTTTCTAGTGTAAGTGACAACTGCGCCAACACCAGAGCCTACCGTACTTGATGTTTGCGTTACACTATACCCATCCCATCTTGAGCCAATTCCAACACATAAAGAATATGGCGCACCATTCATAACTGCAATGGCCATATTTTTAGGAACTATCCCTGCATCTAAGTCAGAATAAATTAAATCTGTTTTAGTATTTCGCCATGCTCTATGACGTATAACGTGGTTGTCGTATCCTGTGTATTCTTTTTTTGTATAGGCAATAGTTGTAATGGTTAGTGTCGAACTAGTAAAATTGACTTGCCACGAAAATGAACCTACTGGGCTGTTTATTCCCTGTGCAAAAGAAACGGCCGTGACCGACCCCATGTTTAGGCTCGCAGCATGATTGCGTGTTTTAATATGGCTCTCAGTATAAAAGTCACTCGTCTCATATATTGAGACCGCCTTAAATCCTGCGGCTCTGATTGCAGACATCACGGAGGCGTGGTCTGATGTAGGGTACTGCGTTTGGTACGTTTCGCAGAACAAATTTATTCCGTCAACATCACCACCGCCAAAGAAGATAGGAATACTGCCAAACAAAACAAAGTGAACTTCAGTTACTCCGGAGTATAGAGCATATCCAGTTATAGAACCAGAATATGGTCCGCCATAATAGTCACGAAGCGGCATCAATGAACTTTGCACAACCCAAGTTTTTGATACATGAGCATAAGGTGTGCTATTAGATATCAATGTTGGGCCTGAGTCAGAAAAGCTTGCCTGTGCTGTTACAGTGTTTGTGTCTGTGACTTCAGGAGGTGTTGTTGGCGTAACATCATCAGGATAGTAAACATTTCCATACCCTTGACCTTGAGAACCATCGTATATAACCTCACCATCATTGAGTTGCGCTATTTTCCTATCATCAAATTCAGCTAAATAAGCCGCCTTTTCAGAAATGTACTGCGAATATGCTAATACCCTAGCAGATTCTTGAGCATCCCATGATTCTTTGCATATCTTCCAAGCTGTATAGTTTGGGTTTTCTGGAACTGAAATCCCCTGTGTATTTATTGTAGTTTCATCTTCCCAACCAGATTCATTTCCATCGTCATTTTCTGAAACTTTTATTGTTCCGCTTCTAGTGCTAATGTAAGCTTTTGATGATGCTACTTGAACATATTTTGCATAATTAGTAGCTTTCAACCCTCCCCATCTGTAATAACCATCAAAAATTCCACTATAAGTTGGTCTATGAATATTTATCCAATTATTATTGTATTGATAAAGAAAAGGGTCTTGGTATCTGTCTGATGTGTGGGGACTACCGCTAATTGATTCAATTGACGATGTTGATGTATGTGTTGTCCCGTCATCAAAAACTAATGTTGTAGTAAAATCAATATGCCTTTTGCTTATTCCGCCTCCAATATCAATATAATGGCCACTAGCAAATGTTTCTACAACATACCCTTGATACATTGGAGGAGATGAAACTGGATAAACCCTAGCAGAGCCAGTATAGTTTGCGGCGGCTGAATATCCGCATGATGTTGTAGCTTGGTATGTAAATGCTGGATAAGGTGCAGTTTTTGCAGAATAATGAAATGCAGTTCTTGGGTCTTGAGGAATCCTGCAATTAACTCCAAAATAACCGCTAGGCTGTCCAACTTCAAGTAAATCAGCCCTTCCATCATCCCTAATTTTACCTACGAAGTTTTCACCTACGGCAATTGCGCCTTTTAACCCTAGAGTTAATCGTCTTTTTGCTTGGTAATAAAGCAGGTCTGATTCTTTTTTTAGCTTACTTCCTACAAGGTATTTAGAATCATCGTAGAGCTTACGAATCTTTCCAAACATTTAAGCCACCTTGCGAGATAAAACTTCTGCTTCTAAGCCAATACTATCAATCTCGAATCTGTTTCCTGTGATTTCTGGTTGCCAGTAGCGTGACTTAGTTCCTTTTCCAAGCTTAATCCTGCGAGTTCCAATGCCATTACCTTGATGTGTAGCATCATAGCTGACTGTTTCGTTGTCACCATCGGTAAGCATACGCAAATTAACTGTGCCTTTTGAGCCTACATAAGAGTATTGAACTCGCTTGTGATATTCTGAATCCATATCATCCATACCAAAGCGTACTCGCGCATCAATAACATTTCCGCTATCAGTATCACCGCCCATTAGGTAGATGCCATCTTTTGCAATAGAGATATAAACTCCACCAACTTTTGCCATTGCAAGCGAATCAAAGTTTGTATATTGAGTAACCTTTGCGTTATCAATATTCATTGCGTATGTAGTGTAAGAGTTGCTACGAGCGCCAGCAATTACGCCTTCAATTTCAGCGCTTGGTTGAGATACAAGGCCTAACAAGAATGAATCACTAATTATTACGCCAGAAGATTCAGACATTAACTGCGTGATATTTGCTACAACAAGATTCTCACCAGCAATATCAGCCATTACATCATTAGCTGGACTATCTAGTTCAGAGCTTACAATGTAACCTGTTGATATACTGCTAGATACGCTACTTGATGGAAGGTTAATATCACCATCTAAAACGTAAGTAAACACACAGTCAACATTACTTAAAGGTGCGCTTATGTCGCTTTCAATGATGCTTCCGTGAATATGGCCAATGGCGACTGTAGCAATTGGCATTGACATTTCAGCAACCGTACAATCTACAACACCACTTAAAGTTGCCAGTGGCATTGATAAATAACCAAATGTTAATGCTGAAAACTGCGAATCAACTGTAGCTATTGGATTAGTAACTGTTCCAGTAATTACTATGACCTGCTCATGGTCTGCGCTAATATCAGCTAACGGATTATTTAAAGATGATGTTAATACTTCACCAGTAATAGCATCTGATAAAACTTCCTGCATAATCGCGGTAACATCAGCGAATGTAATTCCGAGCTCTGAACCACTTGCGCTCATTGTGTGCGCGTGACTGTCTAGGTTTGCATCAAGTAATTCACCTGTTGAGCATACCGAATAAACAATATGTGAGATATTATCTAGTGATGATTGAGCAACCTCACCAACATCAACGACTGAATCAACCTCATTTATAATGCTGTCAATGCTCGAATCAAGCGTGTAACCTGTAAGAATATCTGATTGAACATCTTGAATAGGCGCAACAATTACACATATAGATAAGCTTTTTGAAAGCTCACTATTGAGTGCAATACTATTTAATGCGCTATTATTAAGCATGAACTACCCCTTATTGCTTACGATTCCACTGCTCTCTTGCCGCCAACTCGCGTAAATATACATTTCTACAATGGTTATCTTCAACTGGTGAAAATAACCAATCAAAGAAGCGCCTATACCTATCCCATTTTTTACTTTGCCCATGTTCTCGCCATGCCCTAGAGCATAATGTTTCATCTGTGTCGCCACCTAAAGAGCCGTTAGCCGCTTGGTCTATTCCAAACGCCACAATAAACCCTTTTTTATGACCTACTATCGCACAAAATAATATGTGACATAACATCACAATGCTTGCCACTAGGCATAATACTAATGAGATAAACAGCCTAAGTCTTACCATGAGATTAACTCCATTGCCTCACGGTCATTCGCTAAATAAGCCACTTCTAACTGCGCCTTTAGCGTTTGAGCCTTGTTAAAATTAAGCGTTCCTTGATGAACCATTGCGCCATAAAATGAAATCCATGTGGCAAGGTCTGGTATTGGGATGATTGAATTATCTGAAGCTTTCCACCCACCTACCCAACTAGGTGGCAATGAATTTGTAATAGAAACAAGACCATTCACAGCATCAATGTCACCTCTGCTTAATAGGTCACATGAAACCTGCTTACCTTGATAAGTAAAACTTGTTTGATTTTCTGATAAGCGCGATTGGTTTATTTCTCGATTCTTCCGAACCTTAATCTCTTCAAGAGATTCAATCTCTGGCAATTGAACTGGCTCATTAACCACACTCACACCTTCAATAGTGAGTGGATTCCAGTTGTTAGGGTATTTAACGCCAGTAACAGGATGCGCCCACTTACCTTCTTCAAACAGTTGAGTAATATCAGTTTGGTTGTAAATTATTTTACTCATTATGAATACCTTTTATTTCACCAAAATTAAAGCCGCATATATCGATGTATAACTTGCATAATAATCTGTCGCGGATGTGTTTGCGATACTAAAGTTAGCGCCTGCACTCTCACCACCTTTAAAGTTTGCTGAGAATAATATCCCACCATCGTTATCGCCAGCCCCACCGTCAGCAAGTCTTAGCACGTAGTCTTTTGTTTCTGATTTTCCTACAGCAGTTGTCATCGTAAAATTAGGGATTGATACAATAGCCATGTAGTCAACAGTTGGTGTAGAAACTCCATTAAAAGTTGCCACCTGCTTATACACGTTTGCATAAAAATACTCTGAACCAGTGGTAGCTACTGTGGTTGTTGACTTTACTGGCGCAAGCACTGGTGCTGATTCTGTATTGCAATTTCTTAGCAAAATAATTTGTTCATGTGAATCAGTAGCTGAACCTTGTGTAAAGGTAGCTTGTATATAAGGAAGCGCATTTGTTGTAAAAAAGTTAATATCCGCCTGCGTTATTCTCTTGTAGTAAACTCTAACAGTCTTGATTGATGATATTGAGCCAACAAACGTCATTGAAGCGCCTATATAAACATTCGTTCCTAGACTTGGCGTGCTATGAGAATTTGCATTATTGATGGATGTTATCAACAACAGAACATCATTAACCTTTAGGATACTTGGGTTCTGTAATATTGAACTCGTACGAATTGTTGTGTCGTTGCCTCCAGAAGCAGAAGCAACAACTTGTATTGGCAACTTTTCATTATCACCCATTATCATCGGATTTAACCCGCCTTGAATCATGACCAAGCCTTAGATAACTGTGCATGAATAGACGTTGAACTTCTCACGACATAATCCAACCTATCAACGGTATTCGCAACTGTAGATAAACTTGGTGCAGTACCACCAGCAAAATCCCAATATGACCCATAAGCAAGCGTACGAGAGCCTGTAGCGTCTTGAGTTATAAAGATTGAGCCTGATTGACCAGCCACAAGATTTGATGGGTTGCCCAATGTTCTGTTGCCAGCAAGCGTTACGCTAAAGAAGTTGCTATCGTCAAAATTTGGTGCAATGTTTGCACCATCAGTTAATGCGGTGACTTCGCCTCTTTTGGCGGCTGTCAATGTTTCAGCGCGGTCAATGAAAGACAAATCATTCAATGCCGCTTTGTGAAGCCTGTTTTCAGCCTTGCTACCAGCACCCCATCCAGACGCAGTAGTGCCATATTGGCCGCGTGTAACGGTGAGCGTGTCACCAGTGCGTTCAGTGACCTTCACAATTTCCCATGAAGATTCAGACAATTCTTGTGTTAATGTTAAATCAAAGAAGTCGCCACCAGTAGGCGAAGGGAATTTACCCCCTTCACCAGTGGCAAGCGTGATTGTAGTTACACTAGCGTCTATCGCAGACGCTAGTGTTGAAGTAGCATTGTCGGCAAATAGACGCATAATGTATTAAGCCGCAGGTTGAGTGTAAGTAAAGCTTGATACTGTTTGCACCGCGCTTAAAGCGATTGTTGTGCTTGTCATATTGATTTGAGCGCCAGTAGTTGCAACAGCACCATCAAAACGAGCATTTGTAGTTGATGCAGTAGCAGGGTCGTCACCTTCTTCGTAGCAACGAAACCAACCAGCAGTACCAGCCGCAACAGCAGTACCAGCCCATGAATCACCACTTGGCTTAGAAGCCGCGCCAGCACTTGCAGGATTCCACTCAAGACCTGTTACACCATCACCGCCTTTAGTTACTGTAAACAATAATGTGCCAGTAGCAACATCATTAGCAGTAGTTGGTTGAGCGCCAGTGTAAACATTGATTTTGCAACCGCGCATGATTTCAGTGAAACCATCTAAGATTTCTTCAATCACCACGTCATCAAACAAGACTGTTTCGCCTGTTACAGCACTGTCATTGTTTAGCGTGAAGCGTGTAGTTGTTGCAGAAGCTACGAAAGCCACTTGTTTTTGAGTTAATACTGCATCTGTTTCAGTTGCGCCATCATAGATTGATTTAGGTGCGGCAGTTGTACCAATATCAATTGAGCCGCCAACAGCAGTACCTTTTTTAAACTTAACTTTAGCTAAGTAAACGCGACCAACGCGAGTTGTTATGTCAACGTAAGCAGAACCAGCAGAAGCGCCAGAGTTTGCGATTTCCAAGCCAGTTGTTGAGCTTGCACCGCCAGCACCAGCAGAAAGCGTAGCGCCTGATGCTGTCCAGCCTGTAGTGTTTGTATCGAAAGAGCCGTTTGTTACTAGGTTAGCTTTAGCGCCAATTAACTTGTCACGTAAGCCAGTAGAAAGACGTAAAGGCATGATGTATTACTCCTAAAAATTGAATTAAATATTTCCATCTGCTCTTATTTGCATCACTTCACTCCGCACTTACTGGCAAGCTGAAAGCAATCCATCAGTTAGATGGGTAGAACTATGTTTAATAGAATAATTATTCTGCGTGCGTTGTAAGTAACTGTTTAATAGTTAAGTGACATAACAATATGTTTTTGACCATCTTGCTCACGATAAAGGCCGCTTGCACTTACCGCTTCACTGAAAGAGAACACTCCCTCAGTCATATTGACCACTTGACCACTATTAAAACCAGCTATAACGCCATGACTTGTAGCCCATAAAATGCCATTAGGCCTATCAGTTGTTTTTTCAATTTGAACTGCTACAGATTTAAACGCGCCATAATTTAGCACAGTCGATAAAGTAAAGTCTTGTGAGTTATTCCCCGATAAGAAGTATGTTCTATCACTTGTCGCAACGTAAATACCATCATCAACTGCCGCACACATTCTTATTTCACCATCAAAAGCGACAAAATCTTCTGAATAGTTGATTAGTTCAAGATTGTAAGGAAGGCTTTGCCATAACGTACTGCCATCAGCGTAATACATTGAGCCTTTGTAATAGCACGCCATTTGAAAAGGTAATGGTTTATTGCAAAATTGTGTAGCAAGCGCTATGCCGAAGTTTAGAGTATCACCGTTATATCCAATAAATGTGCCACCTGTGCTAGATACTTGGATACTATTTGCAAGGTAAAGAACATCACCATTAACAGTTGATAGATAAAGGTTTAATCTGCTTGCTTCGTCAGGGATATTTGTTGGCGAGTTAATGGTAATGCCGCCACTTGTGATAATTGCATTGCCAGATAGTTCAGCACCAGATTCAAGTCCATCATTGCGAGAGTATGTAATTGCATAAAGATAATTGCCTTTAGGCATTAAGCCCGATTGCTGGGTATAGCTAGGTGTAATTGGTGTGCTAATGCCAAGATTTCTTGATACATTATTTTCAATGACACCAGATTCAGCGTTATTACTCCAATAAATCTTGTTATTAACCTCAACAGCGTGAAGTAAATTGGTTGTTGATAGGTTGCTTTCAACCAACAATCCACCACTCAAGTTATTTACTTTGAATAAATTACTTCCTGCTTGATAGAGCAATGCGTTATTTACCGCACAAGCTGTATCAATAGTTACACTTGTGACTAACTGCCGGCCTTTTCTTGTGGTGATTTTGTTGTTACGGCTTATATCAACATTTTCCGCAACCTGTAGGCGCTTTAGGCCGTACTCTGTTGGGTTATTCTGGTTGTCTAATCCACCAAACTCTTTGATTGTAGGCATTAGAAACTTCCATCTAGGCTGTCATAAGGTAGATTGTTTAGGTCAAATTCGATGTTATAAGCTGGTCTAGCAACGCCAAACTCTGCTTCAAACAATGATAAAGCCTCAACACTTGCATTTTTATCAAGCGTATCAGCATCTTTCTTTAGGTAAGCGCGATGCTTAACCCAGTGAATTAACGCTCTGTGATAGCGTGATTTAATCTCTGGTGATGAATCAAGCGCGACCATATCAGCTAATTGTGTACGCACTACGCGCAACTTAATTACACTGTCTGCTTTAGGGATTGGGTAAACCTTGAGCTTATTTGTTTCATAGTCAGTAATGAAAGCAATAAAATCACCTTCTACATTACGCCAACCAGATACAAATTCATTCATCCACGCGACTGTTTTACCTGTAAGCTCAAAGCCTCTGCTATCGGTAACGTCTTTAATTGATATGATTCGGTCATCGAGCGCGTACAGTGAAGTACCAGCAACAACTTGAATCTCACAAACCTCTGGTGTAGATGAATCAATGATTAGGCGAGAACGCCTGCAAGCCTGCTCTTGCGCTTCGTTTGCATAAGCAATTAGCTCTGAATCACTCCAAAGATAATCTGCCTCTGTATCGTCTAACTCAAGCCTTGCCTGCGTTAATATCTCGCCTAGATTCATTACTCACCGCCTAATTGTGCCGCAAGTTGTGGGTCTGTTTCAGTGGTAACAACAGCATTAACTGGTTCAACAGGTTTAGCACCGCCTTTACCACCTTTGCCACCTTTACCACCTTTACCACCACTAGCAGGTTCACCACCGCCAGCAGGTTTGCCACCGCCACCTAAAGCATTACCTTCACCATCAAGCAATTCACCGCTTGCATCAAAGTAATTACCATCTTGCTCAAAGCGTGCGATGCCAAAAATGCCACCGATGATGCCGAAGTCTTTGGATTTGTCTAATTTATTGGCCATGCGTGAAATACCCCTTACGCGTAATCAAGTCCGCTATTAGCAGGCTTAATTGATTCATTGGATTGATAGCCTTTTTCTAAGCCACCGCCATACGTGTCACTAACGCCAGTATCAACGCCTTTGTCTGGTGCATTACCTACTTCACCTTCTTGGCATTTCTCTGTGCTGTGATTGTTAAAAATGTCTTTTGCCATTTTCATTACTCCACATGAGTTGAAAAAAGAAAGCCCACCGAAGCAGGCTTTCTGTTAAGTTTCTACTAAGAAGCAGAACCCCATTTAATGATACGTGCTTGTGTAGCATCACTATGAACTAAGCCGAAGCCGCCCAAGTAATACCAAGCAACGCCCATTGAGCGACCATAATCGGTAGGAATCTTACCGCGCACTTCTTCTGGGATTGCAATACCTTCTGCAACACGGTCAGCACCCATGAAGTGAACTTGGCTTGATTTGCCGTTTGACCAAGCTTCTGCCGCAATGTTTGTTTGCTCAACAAAACGTACGCCTTCGTAACGACCAATTTCACCAGCAAGAATCATGGTGAAACCATCATTCGTGTATTGGTGGATAGCTTCTAAGTCGTTTTTCAATTGACGAAACGCTGTTGGGCGACCAACTGCAACATAATCATTACCCATGTATGTAGGAATGTTACGTTCTTTCATCAAGTCAACGATTGCTTTTACATGGTCTTTACCTAAAGCCACGTTATTCACGATAGTTGGAGTGCCGTTTGTTACCAAAGTCACTGCGCTTGTTGATGTGCCACCAGTAGGTGAAACTACCAATGGTGTTGCATTGAATTGTGCGTAAGCCGCATCATCCAATGTTTCAGAAGCATCAGTTTTCATCACGTTTTGGATAATTGCTTTAACTGGCAACTCTGATAAGTTGTCCAATTTGCCTGTGTATGGCACGCTATTACCGTATTCAGTGATAACCAACTCACCTTGTGTAATCACAAAGTTTGTTTCTGGAATTGCTGTGCCTTCTGTTAATGCCGCACCCTTAGTTGCCGCACGTGAGAACACATCCCAGTGGAATTTGTTACCCTTGTTTTTGCCAACCGCATCTTCTGGTTGTGTTAATTGACGAAACTTGGTCATCGGTTTAACCGCATGACGCAAAACTTTTGATAACTTCGCAGATGATAAGAAACCACCTAAGTTATTTGTACCCCATAATTGTCCAGCCATGATAAATACTCCTAATAAACGTAAGATAAATTACGCGATTAGCCCTCGTGCCTTCTTCATTTCAGCAATAATGTCCGATGCTGATTCTGGTGGCTCTTCTTGACTTGCCGCGCTTGCACTATTGGTAGGCACTTGTTCCATGCCAGCCTTTTTAGCAACTCTGTCGTTACGAATGGTTGAGCTTTGGTTTCCTGTCGTTCCACCTGTTAAATCAGTTAGCCAGCCTCGCGCTCTATTACCTGCGGCTACAAGTGCGTCATATTGTGTTGCATGACCGCCTGATTGCATTTCCTCTGCGAGAAAACCGTTAGTAATACTTGCAAGGTGTGGGTCGCTGACTACATCGGCATATTCGCTAGAAAACTTTGTCAATGCACTGTCCACATCAAGTTGTTGCTTTACTTTTGCCGC